GCATTGCTACTTGTTGTCGCATTGCCTATCTATACAGTGGCTAGTTACCAAAACAAAGAAGTACATCAAGGGACAATTACAGATAAATATAACAAGAGACAAGATAAAGAAGACAAGTTCTATATTGTATTAGACAACAAACAAGTCATTGAAAACTCCGACTTATTATTCAAAAAGAAATTTGATAGCGCAGACATACAAGCTAGGTTAAAAGTAGGCGACAAAGTAGAAGTTAAGACGATTGGATATAGAATACACTTTTTAAATTTATATCCGGTCTTATACGAAGCAAAGAAGGTAGATAAACAATGATTAAACAAATATTAAGACTATTATTCTTACTAGCAATGTATGAGCTAGGTAAGTATGTAACTGAGCAAGTATATATTATGATGACGGCTAATGATGATGTAGAGGCGCCGAGTGACTTCGCAAAGTTGAGCGATCAGTGTGATTTGATGAGGGCGGAGGTGTCAGAATAGATGTATAGCAAAGAGTCAATCGTTAATATGATAGGCACACATAAAATGAAGTGTAATGTGTTAGCTGATGTAATACCGGAATATGATAGCAATTCAATCGCACAGTATGGTATACAAGCGACGTTACCGAAACCACAAGGGGAAAACTCAAGCAAAGTTGAAGATGTTGTTGTGAGGCTTGAAAGAGCAAATAAAAGGTATGCGCAGATGTTAAAAGAAGTTGAGTTTATAAATCAATCACAACAGAGATTAGGACACGTTGACTTTTGCTTCTTAGAGTTGTTGAAGAAAGGTTATAACAGAGATGCAATTATCAAGAAGATGCCTAACTCTAAATTGAACAGAAACAACTTCTTAGCGCGCCGTGATGAGTTAGCAGAAAAGATTTATCTACTACAGTGACGAAAATGACAAAAATGACAGAAATGACGAAAATGACACTATTTTTAAACTGTGAATTAATTTTATATAATTGATTTGTAAGAATTATCTTAAGACGTGGGGTAATAGCCACATTAGATGTTCTCATCGATGTGATTGAGAAGTGACAAACATGTAAAGTTGATATGTTACGCTATTAATCACTTACTGCCTGCCTATATGGTGGGTAGTTTAATTCTTGCAATTTGAGTCATAACTATTTTCCTCCTTTCACATTTATTGAACGTAGCTCCTGCACAAGATGTAGGGGCATTTTTTATATTTAAAATAACTAGAGTAATTAACGTAAAGGCGTGTGATACAGTGAAAACAATTGATTAAATTAACACCGAAGCAAGAAAAGTTTGTATTAGGACTCATCGAGGGCAAGAGCCAACGGAAAGCATATATTGACGCAGGGTATTCGACTAAAGGTAAAAGTGATAATTATATAGATAGCCGAGCTTTTGAGTTGAGTAAGAATAGTGCGATTTTAGATAGGTATGAAGAATTGCGTCAAGAAGCAGCTGAACAATCAAAATGGACACGCCAAAAGGCTTTTGAAGAATATGAGTGGCTAAAGAATGTAGCTAAGAATGACATTGAAATAGAGGGAGTGAAGAAAGCGACAGCTGATGCATTCCTCGCTAGTTTAGATGGTATGAATAGAATGACGTTAGGTAACGAAGTTTTAGCTAACAAGAAAATAGAAACTGAAATTAAGATGCTTGAGAAGAAGATTGAACAAATAGATAAAGGTGACAGTGGAACAGAAGATAAAATCAAACAACTTCACGACGCAATAACGGAAGTGATCGTCAATGAATAAACTTAAATCTTTATATACGGACAAACAAATTGAAATATTGAAGCAAACGCAAAAACGAGATTGGTTTATGTTAATTAATCACGGAGCAAAGCGTACAGGTAAAACAATATTAAACAATGACTTATTTTTACGTGAGTTAATGCGTGTGCGAAAGATAGCAGACGAAGAAGGAATTGAGACACCTCAATATATACTTGCTGGTGCAACATTAGGTACGATTCAAAAAAACGTACTAATAGAGTTAACTAACAAATATGGCATTGAGTTTAATTTTGATAAATATAATTCATTCATGTTATTTGGCGTTCAAGTGGTTCAGACAGGTCACAGTAAAGTAAGTGGTATAGGAGCTATACGTGGTATGACATCGTTTGGTGCATATATCAATGAAGCGTCGTTAGCGCATGAAGAGGTGTTTGACGAGATTAAGTCACGTTGTAGTGGAACTGGTGCAAGAATATTGGTAGATACCAACCCTGACCATCCCGAGCATTGGTTGTTGAAAGATTATATTGAAAATACAGATCCTAAAGCAGGTATACTGAGTCACCAATTTAAGCTCGATGACAATAACTTTCTTAATGATAGATATAAAGAGTCTATTAAGGCTTCAACACCATCAGGTATGTTCTATGAACGTAATATCAACGGTATGTGGGTGTCTGGTGACGGTGTAGTATATGCCGACTTTGATTTGAATGAGAATACGATTAAAGCAGATGAACTGGACGACATACCTATCAAAGAATACTTTGCTGGTGTCGACTGGGGTTACGAGCACTATGGATCTATTGTGTTAATAGGACGAGGTATAGATGGTAACTTTTATTTTATTGAGGAGCACGCACACCAATTTAAGTTTATTGATGATTGGGTGGTTATTGCAAAAGATATTGTAAGTAGATATGGCAATATTAATTTTTACTGCGATACTGCACGACCTGAATACATCACTGAATTTAGAAGACATAGATTACGTGCAATTAACGCTGATAAAAGTAAACTATCGGGTGTAGAGGAAGTTGCTAAGTTGTTCAAACAAAACAAGTTACTTGTTCTTTATGATAATATGGATAGGTTTAAGCAAGAGGTATTTAAATATGTTTGGCACCCTACAAACGGAGAGCCTATAAAAGAATTTGATGACGTGTTGGACTCGTTAAGATATGCCATATACACACATACTAAACCTGAACGATTAAGGAGGGGGAAATGACATTGTATAAGTTAATAGATGATATTGAAGCACAAGGAATATTGCCTAAGCATATTGAGGCTCTAATAGAGTCACATAAAGACGATAGAGAGAGAATGGTTAATCTCTATAATAGATACAAGACACATATTGACTATGTACCAATATTCAAACGTCGACCAATTGAAGAAAAAGAAGATTTTGAAACTGGTGGAAATGTAAGGCGATTAGACGTGTCTGTTAATAACAAACTTAACAACTCTTTTGACAGCGAAATTGTTGATACACGTGTTGGTTATTTACATGGTGTTCCTGTTACTTATGATTTAGATGAAAACGCAGAAAAAAACGAAAAGTTGAAAAAGTTTATAACCAACTTTGCCATTAGAAATAGTGTTGATGATGAGGATTCTGAAATAGGTAAAATGGCAGCAATTTGCGGATATGGTGCTAGGTTAGCATATATTGATACGAATGGTGATATTAGGATTAAGAATATAGATCCCTATAATGTTATTTTTGTTGGCGACAATATTTTAGAACCTACATACTCATTGCGCTACTTTTATGAAAAAGATGATGATAATGGCACTGATTATGTGTACGCAGAGTTTTACGATAATACTTATTATTATGTATTTCGAGGAGAAGGTATTGACGCTTTGCAAGAAGTTGGACGATATGAACATTTATTTGATTACAATCCATTGTTTGGTGTACCTAACAACAAAGAGATGATAGGAGATGCTGAAAAGGTTATTCACTTAATTGACGCATATGATTTAACAATGAGCGATGCATCAAGTGAGATTAGTCAGACACGTTTAGCATACCTTGTGTTACGCGGTATGGGTATGAGTGAAGAAATGATTCAAGAAACACAAAAGAGTGGCGCATTTGAGTTGTTCGACAAAGATATGGACGTTAAATACTTAACAAAAGATGTAAATGACACAATGATTGAGAACCATTTAGATCGAATCGAAAAGAATATCATGCGTTTTGCAAAGTCAGTAAACTTTAATTCTGACGAGTTTAACGGAAATGTACCTATCATTGGAATGAAACTTAAACTTATGGCTTTAGAGAACAAGTGTATGACGTTTGAGCGTAAGATGACAGCTATGTTGAGGTATCAATTCAAAGTTATTTTATCTGCATTAAAGCGTAAAGGGTACAACTTGGATGATGATAGTTATTTAAACCTGATATTTAAGTTCACTCGTAACATTCCAGTTAATAAGTTAGAAGAATCACAAGTGCTAATTAACCTGAAGGGACAAGTTTCAGAACGAACAAGGTTAGGACAATCACAACTAGTTGATGATGTTGATTACGAATTAGACGAAATGGAAAAAGAAAGCCTTGAATTTAATGACAAATTACCTGACATAGATGAAGGTGACGCAAATGACAAATCCCAAAATAACCAATCAGAATGATATTGATGAGTATATCGAGGGTTTAATCTCTAAAGCAGAAAAACCAATAGAACAACTATTTGCTAATCGACTTAAAGAGATAAAACAAATCATCGCAGATATGTTTGAGAAATATCAAAATGATGATGTGTATGTTACATGGACTGAATTCAATAAATACAACAGGCTCAATAAGGAGTTAACTCGTATAGGTACAATGTTGACTGATGACTATAGGCAAGTAGCTAAGATGATTCAGAAGTCACAAGAAGATGCTTATATAGAAAAATTCCTTATGAGCCTTTATTTATATGAAATGGCGAGTCAAACATCTATGCAGTTTGATGTTCCGAGTAAAGAGGTAATCAAATCAGCTATTGAACAACCTATTGAGTTCATTCGTTTAATGCCAACACTACAAAAACATCGTGATGAAGTATTGAAAAAGATACGTATGCACATTACACAAGGTATTATGAGTGGAGAGGGTTACTCTAAGATAGCTAAAGCAATACGTGATGATGTCGGCATGTCTAAAGCTCAATCATTGCGTGTGGCTCGTACAGAAGCAGGCAGAGCAATGTCACAAGCTGGACTTGATAGCGCAATGGTTGCTAAAGATAACGGTTTGAAGATGAAGAAACGTTGGAATGCTACTAAAGATACACGAACACGTGATACTCATCGTCATTTAGATGGGGAATCAGTGGAAATAGACCAAAACTTTCAATCAAGTGGATGTGTTGGACAGGCACCCAAGCTATTTATCGGTGTAAACAGTGCGAAAGAGAATATTAATTGTCGTTGTAAATTACTCTATTACATTGATGAAGATGAATTACCAACTGTGATGAGAGTGCGTAATGATGATGGTGAAAACGAAGTTATACCATTCATGAATTATCGTGAGTGGGAAAAGCACAAGAGGAAAAAGAAATAATACACCTATCGACCTTAGCATGTCGTTAAACTGCTTTTTATTATGCACTTTTCGGACTGTTAGGGTACGCGAAGGGCAAAAAGGAGTTCTGATATATGAATATCGAAGAAGTTAAGTCTTTTTTTGAAGAACACAAAGACGATAAAGAAGTAAAAGATTATCTAAACGGACTTAAGACGGTGTCTGTTGATGACGTTAAAGGCTTTTTAGATACAGAAGAAGGTAAACGATTCATTCAACCTGAATTAGATCGTTATCATTCGAAAGGATTAGAATCATGGAAAGAGAAAAATCTTGAGGATCTAATCGAACAAGAAGTACGGAAGCGTAATCCTGAGCAATCAGAAGAACAAAAACGTATTAGTGCTCTTGAACAAGAGTTAGAAAAACGCGACGCAGAGGCAAAACGTGAGAAGTTAAGAAGTAACGCGCTAGGTAAAGCGCAGGAACTAAATTTACCAACATCCTTAGTTGATAGATTTTTAGGCGATTCTGATGAAGATACTGAGCAAAACTTAAAAGCTTTAAAAGAAACCTTTGACAAGTATGTTCAAAAAGGCGTTGAGTCTAAATTTAAATCGAGTGGAAGAGATGTTAAAGAATCACGAAATCAAGATTTAGACCCTTCAAATGTAAAGTCCATTGAAGAAATGGCGAAAGAAATCAATATTAGAAAATAAAGTGAGGTAATAAAATATGGCAACTCCAACATACACGCCAGGCAATGTTATTTTATCGGATTTTAAAAACGGCGTTATTCCAGCAGAACAAGGTACTTTAATCATGAAAGACATTATGGCTAATTCAGCAATTATGAAATTAGCTAAAAATGAGCCAATGACAGCACAAAAGAAAAAATTTACTTACTTAGCAAAAGGTGTAGGCGCCTACTGGGTATCAGAAACGGAACGTATTCAAACTTCTAAGCCTGAATATGCACAAGCAGAAATGGAAGCTAAGAAAATTGGTGTAATTATTCCGTTATCAAAAGAGTTTCTTAAATGGACTGCAAAAGATTTCTTTAATGAGGTTAAACCTCTAATTGCAGAGGCATTTTACAAAGCGTTTGACCAAGCTGTTATCTTTGGTACTAAATCACCTTACAACACTTCAACTAGTGGTAAACCGCTTGTTGAAGGCGCAGAAGAGAAAGGTAACGTTGTTACAGATACTAATAATTTATACGTAGACCTTTCGGCATTAATGGCTACTATTGAAGATGAAGAGTTAGATCCAAACGGAGTATTAACTACACGTTCATTCAGAAGTAAAATGCGTAATGCTTTAGATGCTAATGACAGACCATTATTTGATGCTAACGGGAACGAGATTATGGGATTACCACTATCTTATACTGGAGCGGATGTATACGACAAAAAGAAATCGTTAGCACTAATGGGTGATTGGGATTACGCACGTTACGGTATCTTACAAGGTATTGAGTATGCAATTTCTGAAGATGCCACGTTAACGACGTTACAAGCATCAGATGCTTCTGGCCAACCAGTATCATTATTTGAACGTGATATGTTCGCTTTACGTGCGACGATGCATATTGCATACATGAACGTTAAACCAGAAGCGTTCGCAACGCTTAAACCAACTGAATAGGAGGAGATATGATGGCTAATCCTGCAGAAGAGATTAAGGTAAAAAAAGACAATATGACTATTACTGTTACAAAGAAGGCATTTGACTCTTATTACAGTCTTGTCGGTTACAAAGAGGTTAAATCACGTCGTACTACGTCTGATAAGAGCGAGTGATAAAAATGACTCTTTATGAAGATGTTAAACTTTTACTCAAGAAAAATGGAGTGGAAGTTAAAAGTGATGAAGAAGAAATATTTAAGATGGAAGTTGACGGAATACTAGAAGATGTTAGGGATATAACAAACAATGATTTTATGAAAGATGGTCAAGTCATTTATCCTTACTCAATCAAAAAGTATGTCGCAGATGTCCTAGAGTATTATCAACGACCTGAAGTTAAAAAGAATTTAAAGTCAAGAAGTATGGGGACAGTGTCGTACACTTATAACGATGGTGTCCCTGATTACATTAGTGGAGTATTAAACAGGTATAAACGAGCAAAGTTTCATCCGTTTAAACCAATAAGGTAGAGGTGTTGTTTGTGTTTAACCCATACGACGAATTCCCTCACACTATTTCTATTGGAAGTATCAAAAAAGTAGGAGAGTATCCAATTATACAAGAGCGCTTTGTAAGCGATAAAACAATTAAAGGATTTATGGATACGCCTACTACATCTGAACAACTAAAATTTCATCAAATGTCACAAGAATATGACAGAAACCTATATGTACCTTATGACTTGCCAATATCTAAAAACAATTTATTTGAGTATGAGGGTAGAATCTTTAGTATTGAAGGTGATTCTGTAGATCAGGGCGGACAACATGAAATTAAGCTACTACGACTTAAGCAGGTGCCATATGGCAAAAGTTAAGTACGGTGCTGATAGCATGGTTGTTGAATTGGATAAGTTCGATAAGAAAATAGAAGAGTGGGTTAAAAAAGGTATCGCTAAAACAACGATGAAGATATATAACACTGCTGTAGCATTAGCTCCTGTTGACTTAGGTTTTTTAGAAGAAAGTATTGACTTTAAATATTTCGATGGTGGGTTATCCAGTGTTATAAGTGTCGGCGCAGATTATGCAATATACGTTGAATACGGTACTGGTATATATGCTACTGGTCCTGGTGGTAGTCGTGCTACAAAGATTCCGTGGAGTTTTAAAGGTGATGACGGCGAATGGTACACAACATATGGTCAAGCGCCACAGCCATTTTGGAACCCTGCAATTGACGCAGGACGCAAGACATTCGAGCAGTATTTTTCATAGAGGTGGTTAAATATGTGGGTATCAGTTGAGCCTGAACTTACAAATCAAATATATAAAAGATTAATCTCAGACCCTAACATTAACAAACTAGTTGATGATAGGGTCTTTGACGTTGTTCAAGATGACGCTGTTTACCCATATATTGTTGTGGGTGAATCAAACGTCACTAACAACGAATCTAGCGCAACAATGAGAGAAACAGTCGGTATTGTCATACATGTGTATTCACAGTTCGCTACACAATACGAGGCTAAGCTCATTTTAAGCGCGATAGGTTATGTGCTTAACAGACCTATAGAAATAGATAATTACGAGTTTCAATTTAGCCGTATCGATAGTCAAGCAGTATTCCCTGATATAGACAGGTTTACTAAGCATGGCACGATACGGCTTTTATTTAAGTACAGACATAAAAAGAAAAACGAAGGAGTGTATTAAATGGCGCAAAAAAACTATTTAGCAGTTGTACGTCCAGCTGAAACTGACTTAGATCCAGTAGAATCTTTATTATTAGCTGACTTACAAGAAGGTGGACATACGATTGAAAATGATTTAGCTGAAATAGTACGAGGCGGTAAAACGGACTATTCTCCCAATGCAATGTCAGAATCATTTAAATTAACAATTGGTAATGTGCCTGGAGATAAAGGAATTGAAGCAGTGAAACACGCTGTACAAACAGGTGGACAGTTGCGTATATGGCTTTATGAGCGTAATAAACGTGCAGACGGTAAACATCACGGAATGTTTGGTTATGTTGTTCCAGAATCATTTGAAATGTCATTTGATGATGAAAGTGACAAAATCGAACTATCATTAAAAGTTAAATGGAATACAGCAGAAGGTGCTGAAGATAACTTGCCGAAAGAGTGGTTTGAAGCTGCAGGTGCGCCTACAGTTGAATACGAAAAATTCGGCGAAAAAGTCGGAACATTCGAGAATCAAAAGAAAGCTAGTGTTGTATCTGATTCACACACGGAAGACCATTCTATGTAAACTAATAGATCAAGGGGGCGTAAGCTCCCTATTTTTTTATAAAAAAATTGAAAAGAGGTATATATTTTGACTGAATTTAATCCAATTACAACATTAAAAATTAATGACGGAGAAAAAGATTACGAAGTAGAAGCAAAAGTAACATTTGCATTTGACCGAAAAGCTGAAAAATTCTCAGAAGATAGCGAAGATGGGAGAAAAGGAGCAATGCCAGGATTCAATGTTATCTTTAACGGTTTGCTAGAATCTAGAAACAAAGCGATTTTACAATTTTGGGAATGTGCTACTGCTTATTTAAAAAACCCACCAACTCGAGAACAATTAGAAAAAGCGATTGATGATTTCATCACTGAAAACGAGGATACTTTGCCGTTATTACAAGGGGCTTTGGACAAACTTAACAATAGTGGTTTTTTCAAGAGGGAGAGTCGCTCGTACTGGATGACATTGAACAAAGCACCGAATATGGCCAAAAGCGAGGACAAAGAAATGACGAAAGCAGGCATAGAAATGATGAAAGAGAATTACAAGGAAATCATGGGCGCAGAACCTTACACGATTACTCAAAAATAAGGCAACTGACAGCTAGATATTTAGGATATATCCCTGAACATGAATTGTTAGCACTAACACCTGCTGAATGGCGTGATTGGCTTATTGGTGGTCAGGATAGGTACCTAGATCAAAGACAATTATTAATTGAACAAGCGCAAGCTAACGGCTTAGTACAAGCTTCTAAGAGGCTAACTAGTATGATTCGTGACATTGAGAAACAACGTTACGAAATAAGAGAACCTGGTAGCTATGCTCGTGTACAAAAAGCTAGATTAGAAGAAGAAAAAAGAAGACGTGAACTCTTCAAAGAAGGCACAAGAAAATTCCTTGAATCGAAAGGAGGTTAGCCTTTGGATACTCATTTTATGGTAAAGATTATGGCCAATATTAGAGATTTCCAAAGCAACGTAAGGAAAGCTCAACGATTAGCAAAGACGTCTGTACCAAACGAAATTGAAACAGATGTAAAAGCAGATATTTCAAGATTCCAAAGAGCTTTACAACGCGCTAAAGCTATGGCGCAAAAATGGCGTGAACATAACGTTAAAATAGATGGTAATAATTCACCGTTAAAACGTGCAATTGCTAGTGCAAAAACGATGTTGGCCACGTTACACAACAAAACAATAAAAGTTAATTTCGATACGAGAGGTATGACAAAAACCCAAATTTTAACTAAGGCACTGAATCAGTCCTTAACTGATTATAGTGAGAAAATGGACGCGCTAGCTACTAAAATTCGTACATTTGGTACAATTTTTGCACAACAAGTTAAAGGCTTAATGATTGCTAGTATACAAGCATTGATACCAGTGATTGCCGGATTAGTACCTGCAATAATGGCAGTACTTAATGCGGTTGGTGTATTAGGTGGTGGCGTTTTAGGTTTAGTTGGCGCATTCTCTGTCGCAGGTCTTGGAGTTGTTGGCTTTGGTGCAATGGCTATTAGCGCTCTTAAAATGGTTGAAGATGGAACATTGGCAGTAACAAAAGAAGTTCAAAACTTTAGAGATGCGAGCGATCAGTTAAAAACTACATGGCGTGATATTGTTAAAGAGAATCAAGCAAGTATCTTTAATGCGATGTCAGCAGGTATCAGAGGTGTTACAAGTGCGATGTCTCAATTAAAACCATTCTTATCTGAAGTATCTATGCTGGTTGAAGCAAACGCACGCAAGTTTGAGGATTGGGTTAAACATTCTGAAACAACTAAGAAAGCATTTGAAGCATTGAATAGCATAGGTGGCGCAATCTTCGGAGATTTATTGAACGCTGCAGGAAGATTTGGCGACGGATTAATTAACATTTTCACTCAATTAATGCCGTTGTTCAAATTTGTGTCTCAAGGACTACAGAACATGTCCATAGCTTTCCAAAATTGGGCTAATAGTGTGGCTGGTCAGAATGCTATTAAAGCGTTTATTGACTACACTACCACTAACTTACCTAAGATTGGTCAGATATTTGGCAATGTGTTCGCTGGTATTGGTAATTTAATGATTGCTTTTGCTCAAAACAGTTCTAACATTTTTGACTGGTTAGTTAAATTAACTTCTCAATTTAGAGCATGGTCAGAACAAGTAGGACAATCACAAGGATTTAAAGACTTTATCAGTTACGTTCAAGAGAATGGTCCTACTATTATGCAGTTAATCGGTAATATCGTAAAAGCGTTAGTGGCATTTGGTACTGCAATGGCTCCTATAGCTAGTAAATTACTAGATTTCATTACTAATTTAGCTGGATTTATCGCCAAACTATTCGAAGCACACCCAGCAGTCGCTCAAATTATCGGTGTTATCGGTATTTTAGGTGGCGTATTTTGGGCTTTAATGGCTCCGATCGCAGCTGTTAGCAGTGTGTTAAGTAATGTGTTTAGTATGACTTTATTGAATGTTGTCAAAAGAATACTGGATTTAACTAGAATAACTGGGGTGGTAAGTAAAGCGTTCGGTTTATTGACTGGTGCTTTCACAAGTATTTCTTGGCCAATATTAGCAGTAGTTGCAGTCATTGGTGTATTCATTGGTATTCTTGTTTATTTATGGAAAACAAACGAGAAATTCAGAAAAACAATAACAGAAGCTTGGAACGGTATTAAAACAGCAGTTTCCGGTGCGATTCAAGGTGTAGTAGATTGGTTAACTCAATTGTGGGGCAAAATTCAATCAACATTACAGCCGATCATGCCTATTTTGCAAATGTTAGGTCAAATATTCATGCAAGTTTTAGGTGTTTTAGTCATAGGTATCATCACAAACGTTATGAATATCATACAAGGATTGTGGACCTTAATTACAATCGCGTTCCAAGCCATAGGAACAGTAATATCCGTAGCAGTCCAAATCATAGTAGGTTTGTTCACTGCTTTAATTCAGTTGCTTACTGGAGACTTCTCAGGTGCTTGGGAGACTATTAAAACTACGGTTACCAATGTACTTGATACGATTTGGCAATACATGCAATCAGTTTGGGAGTCAATTATCGGCTTTTTAACTGGCGTAATGAATCGAACGCTTTCTATGTTTGGTACAAGTTGGTCACAGATATGGAGTACAATCACTAATTTTGTTAGCAGTATTTGGAACACTGTTACAAGTTGGTTCAGTCGTGTTGCTTCGAGTGTAGCCGAAAAAATGGGACAAGCACTAAACTTTATTATCATAAAAGGTTCTGAATGGGTTTCTAACATTTGGAATACAGTTACAAGTTTCGCGAGTAAAGTAGCTGATGGGTTTAAAAGAGTTGTCTCAAATGTAGGAGACGGTATGAGTGATGCACTTGGTAAGATTAAAAGTTTCTTCGGTGATTTCTTAAATGCCGGAGCGGAATTAATCGGCAAAGTAGCTGAGGGTGTAGCCAATGCTGCGCACAAAGTTGTTAGTGCAGTAGGCGATGCAATTTCATCTGCATGGGACTCTGTAACTTCATTCGTAAGTGGACACGGCGGAGGTAGTGGCTTAGGCAAAGGTTTAGCGGTATCACAAGCTAAAGTAATGGCTACAGACTTTGGCAGTGCCTTTAATAAAGAGCTATCCTCTACTTTGACAGATAGTATAGTAGATCCTGTAAGTACTTCTATAGACAGACACATGACTAGCGATGTTCAACATAGCTTAAAAGAAAATAATAGACCTATTGTGAATGTAACGATTAGAAATGAGGGCGACCTTGATTTAATTAAATCACGCATCGATGACATGAACGCTATAGACGGAAGTTTCAACTTATTATAAGGGAGGTTTGTTAGTTGATAGCGCACGATATAGAAGTAATAAGGAATGGTTCGCAGTATCGCGTCAGTGACAATCCTTTCACTTATAATCACTTGGAAGTAGTTGAATATAACGTTACAGGCGCAGGATATCATCGTAACTATTCTGATATAGAGGGTATTGATGGTAGATTTCATAATTACGCTAAAGAAGAACTTAAAAAAGTAGAGCTTAAGCTAAGGTATAAAGTACCTAAAATTGCTTATGCTTCACATTTAAAGTCAGACGTCCAAGCACTATTTGCTGGACGTTTTTATTTAAGGGAATTAGCTACACCAGACAATTCAATTAAGTATGAGCATATATTAGATATACCAAAAGACAAACAAGCATTTGAGCTTGATTATGTTGATGGACGACAACTTTTTGTAGGACTAGTAAGTGAAGTTTCTTTTAACACAACTCAAATATCAGGGGAATTTTCTTTGTCGTTTGAAACAACCGAACTACCATACTTTGAAAGTGTCGGTTTTAGTACTGATCTTGAAAGTGATAACGACCCTGAAAAATGGTCGGTACCTGATAGATTGCCTACAAACGAAGGTGATAAGAGGCGTCAAATGACATTTTACAACACTAACTCAGGAGAAGTTTATTATAACGGTGATGTTCCTTTAACACAGTTTAATCAGTTTAATGTTGTTGAAATAGAGTTAGCCGAAGATGTTAAAGCTAATGATAAGGATGGATTCACTTTCTATACAGATAAAGGAAATATCTCAGTTATTAAGGAAGTTGATTTAAAAGCCGGAGATAAAATAATCTTCGACGGTAAACATACCTATAGAGGTTATTTAAATATAGATTCTTTTAATAAAACTTTAGAACAACCGGTTTTATATCCAGGCTGGAATCGATTCAAGTCTAATAAAGTAATGAAACAAATTACATTTAGACACAAATTATATTTTAGATAAGGAGTAGCCTATGCCAATTTTATTAAAAAGTCTACAGGGTGTAGGGCACGCTATTAATGTTAGTACAAAAGTAAGTAAAAAGTTAAATGAAGATAGTTCTTTGGATCTAACTATTATCGAGAACGCGAGTACGTTTGACGCAATAGGTGCTATAACTAAAATGTGGACGATCACTCATGTTGAAGGTGAAGATGATTTCAACGAATATGTAATTGTCATACTTGATAAGTCTACTATTGGTGAAAAAATAAGGCTTGATATCAAAGCTAGACAAAAAGAACTTGATGACCTTAACAATTCTAGGATTTACCAAGAGTATAACGAAAGTTTTACAGGCGTTGAGTTCTTCAATACTGTCTTTAAAGGAACGGGTTATAAGTATGTATTACATCCAAAAGTAGATGCATCTAAATTCGAGGGATTAGGCAAAGGAGATACACGATTAGAAATCTTTAAAAAAGGACTTGAGCGTTATCATCTCGAATATGAATACGATGCAAAGACTAAAACGTTTCATTTGTATGATGAATTATCTAAGTTTGCCAATTATTACATTAAAGCTGGTGTGAATGCTGATAACGTCAAAATACAAGAAGACGCATCTAAATGTTATACCTTTATTAAAGGTTATGGTGATTTTGATGGACAACAGACTTTTGCAGAAGCGGGACTACAAATTGAATTCACTCATCCATTAGCACAATTGATAGGTAAAAGAGAAGCGCCACCACTTGTTGATGGACGTATTAAAAAAGAAGATAGTTTAAAAAAAGCAATGGAGCTAGTGATAAAGAAAAGTGTCACTGCTTCTATTTCCTTAGATTTTGTAGCGTTACGTGAACACTTCCCAGAAGCTAACCCTAAAATAGGTGATGTTGTTAGAGTGGTGGATTCTGCCATAGGATATAACGACTTAGTGAGAATAGTCGAAATCACTACACATAGAGATGCGTACAATAATATCACTAAGCAAGATGTAGTATTAGGAGACTTTACAAGGCGTAATCGATACAACAAAGCAGTTCATGATGCTGCAAATTATGTTAAAAGCGTAAAATCTACAAAATCCGACCCATCTAAAGAACTAAAAGCATTAAACGCAAAAGTTAACGCAAGTTTATCCATAAATAATGAATTGGTTAAGCAGAATGAAAAAATAAACGCTAAAGTCGATAAGATGAATACTAAAACAGTTACAACTGCTAATGGTACGATCATGTACGACTTTACTAGTCAATCAAGTATAAGAAACATCAAATCAATTGGAACGATTGGCGACTCTGTAGCTAGAGGGTCGCACGCAAAAACTAATTTCACAGAAATGTTAGGCAAGAAATTGAAAGCCAAAACGACCAACCTTGCAAGAGGTGGCGCAACAATGGCAACAGTTCCAATAGGTAAAGAAGCGGTAGAAAACAGCATTTATAGACAAGCAGAGCAAATAAGAGGAGACCTAATCATATTACAAGGTACAGATGATGACTGGTTACACGGTTATTGGTCAGGTGTACCGATAGGCACTGATAAAACGGATACAAAAACGTTTTACGGTGCCTTTTGTTCTGCAATTGAAGTTATTAGAAAGAATAATCCGGATTCAAAAATACTAGTGATGACAGCTACAAGACAATGCCCTATGAGTGGTACAACAATACGCCGTAAAGACACGGACAAAAACAAACTAGGGTTAACACTTGAGGACTATGTAAACGCTCAAATATTAGCTTGTAGTGAGTTAGATGTACCAGTGTTTGACGCATATCACACAGATTACTTTAAGCCATACAATCCAGCTTTTAGAAAAGCGAGCATGGAGGACGGCTTACACCCTAACGAAAAAGGTCACGAGGTTATTATGTACGAGTTAATCAAAGATTATTACAGTTTTTATGACTAAAGGAGGCAACCAATGGCTTACGGATTAATTACAAGTTTACATTCAATGACAGGTCGGAAAATAGTTGCTCAACATGAGTATAACTATCGCTTGTTAGATGAAGGCATGAGCAAACTTGAGAAAATGTTTATATACCATCAAAAAGAAGAAATATACGCACACTCAGCGAAACAAATTAAATACTTGAATGACAGTGTTGAAGATTATTTAACGTATTTAAATGGCCGTTTTAGCAATATGGTACTAGGTCATAACGGCGACGGTATCAACGAGGTAAAAGACGCGCGTGTTGATAATACTGGTTATGGTCATAAGACATTGCAAGATCGTTTGTATCATGATTATTCAACACTAGATAATTTCACTAAAAAGGTTGAGAAAGCTGTAGATGAACACTATAAAGAATATCGAGCGACAGAATACCGATTCGAACCAAAAGAGCAAGAACCGGAATTCATCACAGATTTATCGCCATATACTAACGCAGTAATGCAATCATTTTGGGTAGACCCTAGAACGAAAATTATTTATATGACACAAGCTCGTCCAGGCAATCATTACATGTTATCTAGATTAAAACCTAACGGGCAATTTATTGATAGATTACTTGTTAAGAATGGTGGTCATGGTACGCACAATGCGTATAGATACATTGATGGAGAATTATGGATTTATTCAGCGGTTTTGGACGGTAACAAAAACAACAAGTTTGTACGCTTTAAATATAGAACTGGAGAGATAACATACGGTAATGAAATGCAAGATATCATGCCGAATGTATTTAACGATAGATATACGTCGGCAATTTATAATCCAGTAGAAAATTTAATGATTTTCAGACGTGAATATAAAGCTTCCGAAAGACAACTTAAGAATTCGTTGAACTTTGTTGAGGTTAGAAGTGCTGATGATATTGATAAAGGTATAGACAAAGTATTGTATCAAATGGATATACCTATGGAATACACTTCAGATACACAACCTATGCAAGGTATCACTTATGATGCAGGTATCTTATATTGGTATACAGGTGATTCGAATACAGCCAACCCTAACTACTTACAAGGTTTCGATATAAAAACAAAAGAATTGTTATTTAAACGTCGTATCGATATAGGCGGTGTGAATAACAACTTTAAAGGAGACTTCCAAGAGGCTGAGGGTCTAGATATGTATTACGATCTAGAAACAGGACGTAAAGCACTTTTAATTGGGGTAACTATTGGACCAGGTAACAACAGACATCACTCAATTTATTCTATCGGTCAAAGAGGTGTAAACCAATTCTTAAAAAACATTGCACCTCAAGTATCAATGACTGATTCAGGCGGACGTGTTAAACCGTTACCGATACAGAACCCAGCATATCTAAGTGATATTACGGAAGTTGGTCATTACTATATCTATACGCAAGACACACAAAATGCGTTAGATTTCCCGTTACCGAAAGCGTTTAGAGATGCAGGTTGGTTCTTTGATGTACTGCCTGGTCATTATAATGGTGCGTTAAGACAAGTACTAACTAGAAACAGCACAGGTAGAAATATGCTCAAATTTGAACGTGTTATCGACATCTTTAACAAGAAAAACAACGGTTCATGGAATTTTAACCCACAAAGTGCTGGTTATTGGGAACATATCCCTAAGAGCATCACGAAATTGTCTGATTTAAAAATTGTTGGTTTAGACTTCTATATCACCACTGAAGAATCAAAACGTTTTTCTGACTTCCCTAAAGATTACAAAGGTATTGCAGGCTGGGTGTTAGAAGTAAAATCAAATACACCGGGTAACACAACACAAGTGCTAAGACGTAATAACTTTGCTTCTGCTCACCAGTTTTTCGTTAGAAACTTTGGTACTGGTGGTAATAGTGGTTGGAGCATAATAGAAGGTAAGGAGGTTGAATAATGTTAGTAGATAATTTTTCAAAAGATGATAACTTAATCGAGTTAAAAACAACATCACAATATAATCCAGTTATTGACACAAACATCAGTTTCTATGAATCAGATAGAGGAACTGGTGTTTTAAATTTTGCAGTAACTAAGAATAACAGACCGTTATCTATAAGTTCTGAACATGTTAAAACTTCCATAGTGTTAAAAACCGATGATTATAACGTAGATAGAGGCGCTTATATTTCAGACGAATTAACGGTAGTAGACGCAATTAATGGGCGCTTGCAATATGTGATTCCAAATGAATTTTTAAAACATTCAGGTAAGGTACATGCTCAGGCATTCTTCACGCAACATGGGAGTAACAACGTAGTTGTTGAACGTCAATTTAGTTTCGATATTGAAAATGATTTAGTCAGTGGGTTTGATGGCATAACAAAGCTTGTTTATATCAAATCTATTCAAGATACTATCGAAGCTGTCGGTAAAGACTTTAACCAATTAAAGCAAAATATGGCTAATACACAAACGTTAATAGCAAAAGTGAATGATAGTGCGACAAAAGGCATTCAACAAATCGAAATCAAGCAAAACGAAGCTATACAAGCTATTACTGCGACTCAAACTAGTGCAACACAAGCTGTTACAGCTGAATTCAATAAAATAGTTGAAAAGGAGCAAACGATATTTGCGCGTGTCAATGAAGTTGAGCAACAAATCAATGGTGCTGACCTTGTCAAAGGCAACTCGACAGTCAATTGGCAAAAGTCTAAGATTACTGATGATTATGGCAAAGCGATTGAATCGTCTGAGCAGTCCATAGATAGCGTTTTAAGCACAGTTAACACATCTAGGATTATTCATATTACTAACGCAACAGATGCGCCAGAAAAGACGGATATAGGCACGTTAGAGAAGCCTGGACAAGATGGTGTTGATGACGGTTCTTCGTTCGATGAATCAACTTATACATCAAGCAAATCTGGTGTGTTAGTTGTTTATGTTGTTGATAATAATACTGCTCGTGCAACATGGTACCCAGATGATTCAAACGATGAGTACACAAAATACAAAATCTACGGCACGTGGTACCCGTTTTATAAAAAGAATGATGGAAACTTAACTAAGCAATTTGTTGAAGAAATATCTAACAACGCTTTAAATCAAGCTAAACAGTATGTAGATGGTAAGTTTCAAAGTACAAGTTGGCAACAACATAAATTAACAGAACATAACGGTCAATCAATCCAAAAGAACTTATATAACGCCAAAGGTAATTTAGAAGCATTGGGCGCTGGGAATTATTACGTAACAAGTGTACCTGATTTACCAGGTATTGTTGAAAGTTACGAAGGCTACTTATCAGTATTTGTTAAAGATGATGCAAATAAGTTATTCAACTTCACACCTTCAAACTCTAAAAAAGTTTATACACGATCAATCACAAATGGTCGATTAGACTCACAATGGGCTACACCTAACGAACATAAAACAGCCGTGTTATTCGACGGTGCTGCAAACGGTGTAGGAACAAGGATTAATTTAACCGAAGCTTATACAAATTATGCAATTCTATTCATAAGCGGTACTTATCCAGGTGGTGTTATTGAAGCATTCAGTTTAACCTCTATACCAAATGCGATTCAATTAAGTAAAACAAATGTAGTTGACTCAGACGGTAACGGTGGTGGTAGTTATGAATGCTTAATAACTAAAGAAAGTGGTACGACGTTAAAAATCGATAACGATGTGTACCTTGATTTAGGCAGTAAAACAGGTTCTGGTGCTAATGCAAACAGAGTTACGATAAATAAAATTGTGGGGTGGAAATAATGAAAATCACAGTAAACGATAAAAACGAAGTTATCGGATACGTTAATACTGGCGGTTTACGCAATAGTTTAGATGTAGATGATAACAATGTGCCTATCAAATTCAAAGAAGAGTTTGAACCTAGAAAGTTTGTTTTCACTAACGGCGAAATTAAATATAACAGCAATTTTGAAAAAGAAGACGTACCGAATGCATCAAGCCAACAAAGTGAATCAGATTTGAGTGATGAAGAACTTCGCGGAATGGTTGCAAGTATGCAAATGCAGGTGACGCAAGTAAACATTTTGGCGATGGAATTAAAGCAACAAAACGCTATGTTAACACAACAGTTGACTGAACTAAAAGCTGGTAAAACAAATACAGAGGGGGACGTTTAAATGGAGAAAATTAAGATGATTTATCCAACTTTCAAGGACATTAAAACTTTTTATGTGTGGGGTTGCTATAAAAATGACCAAATTAAGTGGTACGTAGACATGGGTGTAATCGACAAAGAAGAATATGCATTGATCACTGGAGAAAAATATCCAGAAACAAAAGATGAAAAGTCACAGGTGTAATGCTTGTGGCTTTTTAATTTAACGCAAAGTAGGTGGCGTAATGTTTGGCTTTACCAAACGACACGAACAAGATTGGCGTTTAACGCGATTAGAAGAAAATGATAAGACTATGTTTGAAAAATTCGACAGAATAGAAGACAGTCTGAGAACGCAAGAAAAAATTTATGACAAGTTAGATAGAAATTTCGAAGAACTAAGGCGTGACAAAGAAGAAGATGAAAAAAATAAGGAAAAAAATGCTAAAAATATTAGAGACATCAAGATGTGGATTCTAGGATTAATAGGGACGATTCTAAGTACATTTGTTATAGCCTTGTTAAAAACTATTTTTGGCATTTAAAGGAGGTGATTACCATGCTTAAAGGGATTTTAGGATATAGCTTCTGGGCGTGCTTCTGGTTTGGTAAATGTAAATAACAGTTAAGAGTCAGTGCTTCGGCACTGGCTTTTTATTTTGATTGAAATGAGGTGCATACATGGGATTACCTAATCCAAAGACTAGAAAGCCTACAGCTAGTGAAGTGGTGGAGTGGGCAAAGTCGAATATTGGTAAGAGGATTAATATAGATAATTATCGGGGCAGTCAATGTTGGGATACACCTAACTTTATTTTTAAAAGATATTGGGGTTTTGTAACATGGGGCAATGCTAAGGATATGGCTAATTACAGATATCCTAAGGGTTTCCGATTCTATCGTTATTCATCTGGATTTGTACCGGAACCTGGAGACATCGCAGTTTGGCACCCTGGCAACGGAATAGGTTCGGACGGACACACCGCAATAGTAGTAGGACCATCTAATAAAAGTTATTTTTATAGCGTTGACCAAAACTGGGTTAATTCTAATAGTTGGACAGGTTCTCCGGGAAGTTTAGTAAGACACCCTTATGTAAGTGTTACAGGCTTTGTGAGACCTCCATATTCAAAAGATACTAGCAAACCTAGTAGTACTGATACAAGTTCAGCATCAAAAGCCAATGACTCAACAATTACTGGCGAAGCGAAGAAACCGCAATTTAAAGAAGTTAAAACAGTAAAATACACTGCTTACAGCAATGTTTTAGATAAAGAAGAGCATTTCATTGATCATATAGTTGTAATGGGTGATGAACGCTTAGATATTCAAGGATTATATATAAAAGAATCAATGCATATGCGTTCTGTAGACGAACTGTATACGCAAAGAAATAAGTTTATAAGCGATTATGAAATACCGCATTTATATGTCGATAGAGAGGCTACATGGCTTGCTAGACCAACCAATTTTGATGACCCGCGTCACCCTAATTGGCTAGTTATTGAAGTATGTGGTGGTCGAACAGATAGTAAGCGTCAATTCTTAATGAACCAAATACAAGCTTTAATACGGGGTGTATGGTTGTTGTCAGGAACAGATAAAGAATTATCTGAAACAACGTTAAAGGTAGACCCTAATATTTGGCGTAGTATGAAAGATTTAATTAATTACGACTTGATTAAGCAAGGTATACCGGATGACGCAAAGTATGAGCAAGTCAAAAAGAAAATGCTTGAGACGTACATCAAACGAGATATATTAAAACGAGAAAATATTAAAGAAGTAACTACAAAAACAACAATAAGAATTAGTGATAAAACATCGGTTGACAGTGCGTCAACAAGAGGACCCACTGCATCAGACGAAAAACCAAGCATCGTTACTGAAAAAAGTCCGTTCACGTTCCAGCAAGCACTGGATAGACAAATGTCTAGGGGTAACCCGAAAAAATCTCATACATGGGGCTGGGCTAATGCAACACGAGCACAAACGAGCTCAGCAATGAATGTTAAGCGAATATGGGAAAGTAACACACAATGCTATCAAATGCTTAATTTAGGCAAGTATCAAGGCGTTTCAGTTAGTGCGCTTAATAAGATACTCAAAGGGAAAGGAACGCTAGACGGACAAGGCAAAGCATTTGCAGAAGCCTGTAAGAAAAACAACATTAACGAAATCTATTTGATCGCGCACGCTTTCTTAGAAAGTGGATACGGAACAAGTAACTTCGCTAACGGAAAAGATGGAGTATACAACTACTTCGGCATTGGCGCTTACGACAACAATCCTAACTACGCAATGACGTTTGCAAGGAATAAAGGTTGGACATCTCCAGCAAAAGCAATCATGGGCGGTGCTAGCTTCGTAAGAAAGGATTACATCAACAAAGGGCAGAATACACTGTACAGAATCAGATGGAATCCTAAGAATCCAGCTACGCACCAATACGCTACTGCTATAGAGTGGTGCCAACATCAAGCTAGTACAATCGCTAAGCTATATAAACAAATCGGCTTAAAAGGTATCTACTTTATAAGAGATAAATATAAATAAAGAGGTGTGTAAATGTACAAAATAAAAGATGTTGAAACGAGAATAAAAAATGATGGTGTTGACTTAGGTGACATTGGCTGTCGATTTTACACTGAAGATGAAAATACAGCATCTATAAGAATAGGTATCAATGACAAACAAGGTCGTATCGATCTAAAAGCACATGGCTTAACACCTAGATTACATTTATTTATGGAAGATGGCTCTATATTCAAAAATGAGCCCCTTATTATCGACGATGTTGTAAAAGGGTTCCTTACCTACAAGATACCTAAAAAGGTTATCAAACACGCTGGTTATGTTCGTTGTAAGCTGTTTTTAGAGAAAGAAGAAGAAAAAATACATGTCGCGAACTTTTCTTTCAATATCGTTGATAGTGGCATTGAATCTGCTGTAGCAAAAGAAATCGATGTTAAATTGGTAGATGATGCTATTACGAGAATCTTAAAAGATAACGCGACAGATTTATTGAGCAAAGACTTTAAAGAGAAAATAGATAAAGATGTTATTTCTTACATCGAAAAGAATGAAAGTAGATTTAAAGGTGCGAAAGGTGATAAAGGCGAACCGGGACAACCTGGTGCAAAAGGTGAAGCAGGTAAAAAAGGAGAACAAGGCGCACCCGGTAAAAACGGTACTGTAGTATCAATCAATCCTGACACTAAAATGTGGCAAATTGATGGTAAAGATACAGATATCAAAGCAGAACCTGAGTTATTGGACAAAATCAATATCGCAAATGTTGAAGGGTTAGAAGATAAATTGCAAGAAGTTGAAAAAATCAAAGATACAACTCTCAACGACTCTAAAACGTATACGGATTCAAAAATTGCTGAACTAGTTGATAGCGCGCCTGAATCTATGAATACATTAAGAGAATTAGCAGAAGCAATACAAAACAACTCTATTTCAGAAAGTGTATTGCAACAGATTGGCTCAAAAGTTAGTACAGAAGATTTTGAGAGATTCAAGCAATCATTAAACAGTTTGTATGCAGATAAAAATCATAGTCATACAATCAAACAGATTGAAGGATTAGAAAATGCTTTATCAAAAAAATCAGACATAAATCACAGTCATGATGAACGTTATCTTTTATCATCAAATGCTTTTACAAAAGAGGAAGCAGATAAACTTTATCAACCTATCGGTTCTTCGCAGCCGTCACTGAATATTTGGACAGGCAGTGAAACAGAATATAATTATTTGTATCAAAAAGACCCTAATACACTTTACTTAATTAAGGGGTGATTTTATGGAAGGTAATTTTAAAAATGTAAAGAAGCTTATTTACGAAGGCGAAGAATATACAAAAGTATATGCTCGAAATATCCAAGTATGGAAAAAGCCTTCATCTTTTGTAATAAAACCCTTACCTAAAAATAAATATCCGGATAGCATAGAAGAATCAACAGCAAAATGGACAATAAATGGAGTTGAACCTAATAAAAGTTATCAGGTGACAATAGAAAATGTACGTAGCGGTATAATGAGGATTTCGCAAACTAATTTAGGGTCAAGTGAATTAGGAATATCAGGAGTCAATAGCGGAGTTGCAAGTAAAAATATCAACTTTAGTAATCCTTCAGGGATGTTGTATGTCACTATAAGTGATGTTTATTCAGGATCTCCGACATTGACCATTGAATAATTTTAAACGACTAATTTTTAGTCGTTTTTTTATTTTGGATAAAAGGAGCAAACAAATGGATATTAACTGGAAATTGAGATTCAAAAACAAAGCAGTACTAACTGGTTTAGTTGGAGCATTGTTGCTATTTATCAAGCAAGTCACGGATTTATTCGGATTAGATTTATCTACTCAATTAAATCAAGCTAGCGCAATTATAGGCGCTATCCTCACGTTACTTACAGGTATTGGCGTTATTACTGACCCAACGTCAAAAGGCGTCTCAGATTCATCTATAGCACAGACATATCAAGCGCCTAGAGATAGCAATAAAGAAGAACAACAAGTTACGTGGAAATCATCACAAGACAGCAGTTTAACGCCGGAATTAAGCACGAAAGCACCAAAAGAATATGATACATCACAACCTTTCACAGACGCCTCTAACGATGTTGGCTTTGATGTGAATGAGTATCATCATGGAGGTGGCGACAATGCAAGCAAAATTAACTAAAAAAGATTTTATAGAGTGGTTGAAAACTTCTGAGGGAAAACAATTCAATGTGGACTTATGGTATGGATTTCAATGCTTTGATTATGCCAATGCTGGTTGGAAAGTTTTGTTTGGATTACTTCTGAAAGGTTTAGGTGCAAAAGATATACCATTTGCAAACAATTTCGATGGACTAGCTACTGTATACCAAAATACACCGGACTTTTTGGCACAACCCGGCGACATGGTTGTATTCGGTAGCAATTACGGTGCAGGATACGGACACGTAGCATGGGTAATTGAAGCAACTTTAGATTATATCATTGTATATGAGCAGAATTGGCTAGGCGGTGGCTGGACTGACGGAATCGAACAACCCGGCTGGGGTTGGGAAAAAGTTACAAGACGACAACATGCTTACGATTTCCCTATGTGGTTTATCCGCCCGAACTTCAAAAGCGAAATAACACCACGATCAGTTCAATCTCCTACACAAGCACCTAAAAAAGAAACAGCAATTCCACAACCTAAAGCGGTAGAACTTAAAATTATCAAGGATGTGGTTAAAGGTTATGACCTTCCTAAACGTGGTGGTAATCCTAAAGGTATTGTCATTCATAATGACGCAGGAAGCAAAGGGGCGACAGCGGAAGCTTATCGCAACGGATTAGTTAACGCACCTTTATCGAGATTAGAGGCAGGTATTGCACATAGTTATGTATCAGGTAACACAGTGTGGCAAGCTTTAGATGAATCACAAGTAGGTTGGCATACTGCTAACCAATTAGGCAATAAATATTATTACGGTATTGAAGTGTGTCAATCAATGGGTGCAGATAACGCGACATTCTTAAAAAATGAACAGGCAACTTTCCAAGAATGCGCTAGATTGTTAAAAAAATGGGGTTTACCAGCAAACAGGAACACAATCAGATTACACAACGAATTCACTTCAACATCATGTCCACACAGAAGCTCAGTATTACACACTGGTTTTGACCCAGTAACTCGCGGTCTATTGCCAGAAGACAAGCGGTTGCAACTTAAAGACTACTTTATCAAGCAGATTAGGGCGTACATGGATGGTAAAATACCGGTTGCCACTGTCTCTAATGAGTCAAGCGCTTCAAGTAATACAGTTAAACCAGTTGCAAGTGCATGGAAACGTAATAAATATGGTACTTACTACATGGAAGAAAGTGCTAGATTCACAAACGGCAATCAACCAATCACAGTAAGAAAAGTGGGGCCATTCTTATCTTGTCCAGTGGGTTATCAGTTCCAACCTGGTGGGTATTGTGATTATACAGAAGTGATGTTACAAGATGGTCATGTTTGGGTAGGATATACATGGGAGGGGCAACGTTATTACTTGCCTATTAGAACATGGAATGGTTCTGCCCCACCTAATCAGATATTAGGTGACTTATGGGGAGAAATCAGTTAG